CTTTAGAAGGCTCCATAACAAACTTCGCATTTTTTAAATCCGGGAAGTTTTCAAATATCGGAGAGTTTTCAGGCAAATAACGAGTGATAGGATTAGAAGTTGCCTTTCTTCTTTGCTTCGTAGATTTCAAATAAAAATTTAAATCTTCTTGGAAATTAGCAATTGCATTCATTGCTTCTACGTCACGTGCGCGAAGTTCAGGTACGTCTACTTTTAAGTCGCCATCTTCAGACTTATACACTCCCATCTCATTGTACAGTTCACCGTTAGGGGCTGTGTCTGCGCCTTCATCGATACGCTTCTGTGCTTTAGCGAAGAATGCTTTAGCGGCATCTGAGCCTTCTGCAAATGCTTTGAGAGGAATGTAGGCGGCTTCGGCTTCTTCAGTAGTTAAACCTAAAGCAACGGCAGAAAGACCTAACGCTTTAGCCGTAGGTGATAGGTATTTTGCCGTAAATGCAACAAAATTCTTATCTCCTTTAAATTGACCGAAGCTGTTATTAACCCACTCAATTCCACGAAGACCTTGGCCCATTAACTCTTGTCGAGTTGCGGCATCACTTCCTAAACCACGATCAAACTGGGCTAGGATTTGTCTCCCGGTAACAGGAGGAAAGCGGCGGTTTGCATACTCTAAAGAGTCTGTATAGTCATAACCTTGAGCCATATAGTTATCAACTAGCCCTTTGATCTTTTCTATACGTTTTTCTTCTTCCCGCAACATAAATGCACCAATTTCGGTGCGAGATAGGGCATCTTGAACTTCTTTAGGTTGATCTGAAATAGCTGTACTAAAATTAAGCAGAGTTTCGTCTGGTGCGTCAAATTGCACTTTATATAAATTACCACCGGGATCGATGTCGTATTCTTTTGCGTTGAGTAATTTTTTAACAATTGGGCTATCTTCATCTAATCCATGAAATTTAGCCATCCCAATAATATATTCAGCATTTTCTGAAGGCAGTAAAAGGTCTTGGCCCACACGCTTCTCGTTAGAGTTGCTTATGGCAAACTGTTGTTGTAAAAATTCTCGCTCTTTGGGATCAGCTATCTCGGCAATAGTAATTGTCTCGCCATCGATAGTCATCGTGGGATTAGCGGCGGCTCTTTGACGATAACCTTCCGCGTATAGAGGATTCTCTGCGAGATTGTGGCCTAAACCAAAGTTGGCTTGTTGAGTGTTTTCTTTGAAAAAAGTTTCGTCTTCAAATCGATCAAATGTCTTAGGAGTTCCATGAAAAAGATCACGGACTCCCTCAACTACCTTTTCTCCGGCTTCGGTAAGAGCTTTAGTGACTGCACCACCGGGGGCGAGCATCAATCCGCCTTCGTCCATTTCTGTTGATTGATCCGTGTTTTGATTATACGCATTAACAACAGATTTTAAGTCTCTAGTAGTTTCCCTGTATTCATCCATAGACATATCAGGATTAATAGACAAGCCAACATGTAAAACATAATTAGATGCAAGTCCAGATACATGTGCGGCATCTTCTGGATCATCTAAATTAAATCCTTGTTCTTTTAAATACGCTTTAGCTGTTCGTATTCTGTCTTCATACCTAAACCTATCATCTTCAGATAACTCAGGATTCTGCAACCGTTTTGCGTTTCTGTAAAAATCTAAAAATGTAACAGCGGCTTCTTGTTCTGAATGCCGCATCTCATCCTCAGAAAGATGGGCAGTCTCGTGAAGAATGTAGTCATCTTGTGCGGGTTGTTCCGTAGCACCCGCGTAGAAAGCTTGCTTTCCTTCAGCCCTTTCTGTTGCGTAGCCACCATAAGCGTCCCCGTCTAAAAATATTCTAGAATCACCTATCGAATCTCTGTCTACGTTTGCGTAATAGGGTGCTTCTCCAACTAAATACTCATCAATTTGTCGCATCAGAGAAGGTAAATTTGGAGTACGATCAACAATTTCATCAGAATCAAATTGCATACGATTCATCAAATCAATAGTATCGTCGGTCCATTGTTCTTTTTCTTCTGGCTTGAGCATTCTTGGAGGTCTAGAAAGCAACCCTCCAATATCTAATCCTGCCGCTTCGCGTTCTCTTTTCGCTTGCTCTGTAAACTGCCAATTCCCGTCTGGGCCTATCTCCATAACAGGTTCTTGATTTTCTTTTTCGGATTCTAATAAAGCTTCAGGTGTGCCGTAACTACCAAAACTTTTTTTAGGAACGACTCCGTCGAGTTCAGGTAGCTCCTCACCTTTAATCATGGCATCGGCAACTTCAATTGCTTTAGCAATAAACTCTTCACGATCCGGGTACATCTCGCGTAACCGACGACCGTAAATATTATTGTTTAAATCAATTTTATCTTCGGGGGCGTCCCCCTCACGGAAATCGATAAGGAAACTTGCAATATCTCGACCGATGGTTTCCTCTTGTTCAGGGCTTAGTTCAATCAGACCGCCCAACAATAAATGCCGAAGAGTATCTTCAGTACGATCATTATCTTCGTACTTTGCCCGTTCTGCATGTGCCCTAGAGATGTACGCCGCATCAACTACATCTTGCTCCGTGCCAGTAATTAAAGCAGGAAGCATTTCAAAAGATGAAATTCCAAATTCACTATAGTGTACATCTCTTCTGTCTGGCATTTACTTTTCCCTAGCCCTCTGCTCGACTTCATCTCTCAATGAAAACAGCCGTCGAGTTTCTTTTGCTTGACCCTGAAGTTCTTTGACCTCATCCCACGAAGTAGCAATCTCTAGTTGCCGATGAATAAACTCAATACGATCTACTGCGTATAATTGCAGAGCGTCTGTGTTTTTCTTTGTGTTAATTAACGGAAGTAGTTTCTTAGCGATTTCTGGGATCATTGAACGGTTGGCTCCTCACCTTCTCCCGTATTGGCTGAAAATCCGGGTGCCCCCGGCTCCGGTGCATTACCCGGTCCCATGTTCCCTGCCCCTGTACCCGAAGGATTCTCTGGAGTTGGTACACCCTCTTGTCCTTGCTGTTGTTGTGGGGGTTGTTGCTGTTGCATCTGCTCTTGCGCTTGCTTCATGAGGATTGCTTGTACAGCGGCCTCACGAGGATCATTGATGATCTTGTCTTCATCCAAATCTAAAGAAGCGGCTATTTCACGAATGATATAATCGAACTTAATTAACGGAGCTAATGCTGGGTTTCCACCCATTTGCATCATCTGCATGAGACGCTGAGATCGAATCTCATTACGCATCAAGGATTCAGTACCACGGGCAACCACTGCCAAATCACCTTTAGCTCGCTCGTCGTAATCAAACTGCATATTAAAAGCAAACATCGATTTACCTAGAGGAGATAGTAAGTAATCATCGACATTCTTTACGACAGTCTTAATGTTCTGTGCGGCGGCACCCATCAGCATTGAAATACCGGAAGCAGTCCTCCCGACTCCAGCAACACCTGTCTGTCCGTGTGAGAACGAAGGGATACCTGTAGACTCATCGGCTAGCTGTCGAGACTTGTCAAACAGCATCATATTCTCAGAAGCAACATTCTGGAACTTCGTAGAAAAGAGAGCCTGACCCGGTGCGCCACCTTGACGACGGAATACTTTACCCGGATACACAGATAAGTCTTGGCCGGGGACAAGGTTCGCCTCATCCACTTCAAAGATCAAGTTACCCGACAGCATGGCATTATCGACAGCCATCCGCATGAAACCATTCATTAGCATCTGAGTGTCTTCCATATTTTCACCCACGCCCACTCCAAAGAATGAGTAAGGGTTTAGCTCGTATGGAACTGCGTAGAAAGGAATGCGTGTTGGCTTGAACGGATTGAGAACTAAACGAAGAATATTGTCCCCGCAAACCCACGCATTAATTTGAATCTGATCGAACTTCTTCAGTTCTTTCGTCAGCTTGAGACCTGCATCTTCTGCAATCTCTCGATCAATCACACCCCAGTACTCTAAGACTTCCCAGCGGTAGATGGTATCTCGGTAATTCGTATCGTCAATGACATCTTCCCAATACTCATTGTTGTAGTTGGGGCCATCTTCAATGGCACGTTCAATGGCTTTATCTCTGAAGAATGGACGATTCTTTAACTCACGAAGTTCAGAGCGAGACATCCGATGACGATAGATTACATATTCTGCCTCTGACATATTGTAAGCATCAGAGTCAGGGTAGAAGTTCCAAATTGAGACGGCTTCAATACGGGGCATCGTTCTCATTGTTGGGGTGTATTCCCCTGTCTCATCCCAATTTGGATACTCAACATCATGAGCAAACGGTCCTTTAATTACGCCAGTACCAAACAATGCCATTTCAAATGCTGAAAAGCGGAGGTGTTTACTAGCATCAGACTCTTCAAGCTGATCATGAATTTTCTTTTCCATAAACCGTGCCGCTTCTTTGGCAGGTTCATAGACTGCAGATGTTGGGGTATTGCCCGGTCCTGCGTTGACTTCTTCTTTAACAGGATCAAGTTTATCTTTGAGTGGACCTAGATCAGAGGCAGTAACAGCACCTTCAGGAACATCCCGTCCATCTCCTGCATACCCGACATTTAACTCGTCGTAGATTTCTTTGAGAGGTTCCGGAACTCCCGCATCAAGGTGAACCGAGTCTTTAATGCCTTCAGGTATTTTTGTCTGCTCAACTCCGATTGGAAATTTATTACCTGCGAACAAAACATCGACGATTTGGCTGTAGGCCGCAAGGACTTTTGTTTTGGTAATTTTAATAAAAATTTGCGAACGCTCAGTATCGGTGAACTGCGTCGTATCATCGTAAATCCCTCGATAATTTTTGTACGCTTTTAACCACCGCTCTTCTTCGGTCAGTCGCTTATCTTTCGATCTAGCAAATTTATCTCGAACAATAGAAACAAACCCTGAGTATTGGAAGTCTTCAGAAACATCATCTGTATCATCTAATACAACAGTGTCTTGTTGTTCAAAGTCAGGTTTATCTACAATAGCCATTTATACATCCACTAATATCCAAATTAGTTTTCACTAATATCCAAATTAGTTTTCACTAATACCCAAAAACTTTATCGAAAGGTTGCCAACCTGTTTTACCCAACTCTTCTTCAAAATCAAACACGCTTTTTGCTCTAGGACGAGACATGATTCCGTAGCGAACAGAATCGTACGTATGGTCACTGGCGTATCTAACATCAATATCATCAGTGCCTTTTGGACATGATGGTATCACTTGGAGATCTGCAATAATTTGTCGGCAAGTGTTAAAGAAAACAATTCCGGGCATTTCAATCTCTTCATCAACACGAAGTAATTCATGCAATCTGTTTTTACCTGCGACACGAGATCCTGCTGTTCGATCTGCAGGTCTCCACCGACAACCCTCTGCAATCATCTCTTCTGCAATAGAAGGTCCTGTGTGTCCTCGCTTGTGCCATGTCGAGCTATCTAATACGCCATAGCTAATCTTTTCACCCTGCTCAAGTTGCACAACCTTACGTGCCAACTCTCGTGCCGTTAATTTACTGGCGTATAATTCACGGTACACATACAAGATTTCATACGCAGGATCGACAGCAAACCAATGCACTGCAGAGAATGTCGAATACCCAAAGTCACACGATCTAAATCTTCTCCACGTATGTGGTATCTCAAACGGTTCTGTAATATGAACAGATGAAGAAAACTCAGGGAAAGCCGCACCCTCTGCAATCATCCAGTCCCCTTCTAACAACTGTCTCCGCTGTTGTTCTGGAAGGGAAAGCAAGTTCGCTTCATAGCTACCCTCATCAAACAGATAAGGGTTGTCTTTAAGTGTAGCCGGGATGAACCGTCTAAAGAACAAAGGCTGTCCTGCTTTCGCATGAGTGTCAGGAAACCTTAGCTCCTTTCCTGATTCAATATCCACAGGGCAGAACTTGGTGTTTGCAGGAGAAGGGTCGATAAACATCTTCTTGACCCAACCATGTCCGGGGCCACCCGGGTTCGTGGTAGCTCGCATACATAAGGGAAGATTTGGGTCAGTAGTACGAAGACGA